AATGGGGATAATACCTCTGCTGATCCAAAATCAGCTAGGTAAACTACTATACCAGTGTTCTTAACGTAATATGTTTTATCATCTATGACGTACTCAAAGTATCCTCCTGGTTTGATCATCTGGACAAATACGTTTGCGGGTTTTATATCACGATGCCATATTGCAAAATATCTGTGGATCGCGTGTACAGCTATAAGAAGTTGATAAAGGACACTCAATTGTTCATCAAATGTTTCTAGATTAAATTTTTTAAGGTCTGATGATGCTGATTCCATGAACGTTGTGTAGCAAGATCCGGGTTTATTTGTGTTTCCATAACGACGTTTGACTTTACAACCATCACACATTGCCATATTATATACATATACAAAATTTGGACATTTACGAGTAAGTATAAGATGGTTAACAAGTTCAAGAATTCTATTTTCATTTGGATACGCATTCTTTTTAACGTCGTCCCATTTCTGGTCGTATATAGTTGCTATCTTTAATTTCTCTGTCTCCATAGGCGTTAGGTACGCCTCTTTGATTACAAGATCATCACCTGCAAGATTTACTTTATATACCTGACCGAAAAACCCTTTACCAATTTCGACAACATTTAAAAAATTGGAGCGAAATGTGCGAGATTGATTCCCTGTCATGCACATTTCCCATTGATCTACATCTAAGTCTTTGAGGTTTTTGTTGACGCGTACACCCTTATCTAAACGTTCATTAAACCAGCTTTCAGGATTTGGAAGACCAATTGGTGTTTTTACAGGTGGTTCTCCACATTCAGCCTCAAACTTCCGGTATGCAGGACCACCAACCTTGATCTTCCTCCCAGTGTTTGGATTTATGGTTCTATCAATGAACCATTTAAGACAATTATGTGAGTGAACACGGCCGGGTATAGGTATAGGGGGTGGGGATGGTTGTTTGCGTATAGGGGATGGTTGTTTGCGTATAGGGGATGGTTGTTTGCGTATAGGGGAATCCGGTTTCTTAGTCCCGCATTCTTCTTCCAGTTTATTGTAAGTAGGGCCGCCAATCTTAATATTTCTTCCAGTGGTTGGATTGATTGTAGGATTATTGAACCATTTGAGACATTTAGGTGAATAGTGATTTCGTGTTGAGTTAAAACTTTTCGAACTCTTTGATATATCACCAACAACACCAGCAACTATTGAAGCACATTCTACCTCAAGATCCTTATATACCTTTCCAGTAGGTTTGATCTTACGGTTGGTTCTCGGATTGACTGACTTGTTTCTTTTCCATTTATCACATATATCCATATTTATATTTGGGAAATTTATCTTTTATTCCATTACAAATGCATCGATTACATAATCAACACTATCTGGTTTTATGTATAACTGGTGTAGCATTTCTTTAGCGAGCACATACTTTACTGTTCCATGTATATTATATACTTTAGCTCTATCTACGCTATCATTCGACCATTGTAAATACGAGTTTGTAGATATATTTGCGTTATTATTGTCGATCAGATTAATAAATTCATCAGTTAGCATTTTCATGGGTTTGTGCATACCTGATTGAATGGATCGATGACCACCCACAAACATACGAATTACGTCTTGTATGTCATACATGAAATCGAATGGAGGGAATCTCATGGTATTTGTGATGTCGAAATCTGGTAATTTATTCATATAGTTATTAGTTCCATATTCCATTTCACCCCAGTCGATGATAGATTCTCCATTGATTATTATAGGTTTCCAATACAAGCGGTTACCTGATTTCAATACCTCTCCGTTTCTTAAACCATAATATTTTTTATTCGTATATAATGGTGATAATATTTTTGCCAGGCCAAAATCTGCGAGATACACTACTATACCTGTGTTCTTGATGAAATATATTTCATCGTTGATGTCGTACAAAAAGTAACCACCGGGCTTTATTCTCTGGACCAATATGTTTGAAGCTTTTATATCTGTATGCCATATGGCATAGTATCTCTGAATAGCGTGTAACGCTATAAGAATTTGATATAAAACACTTATTTGTTCATCAAATGTTTCTAGGTTAATAAATCTAAGATCTGATGATGCTGATTCCATGAACGTTATGTAGCAAGAATCAGATAAATAATTATCCACGGCTTTTGTAACGTGTTTAACGTTACATTTATCACATACCGCCATATTGTAGGTAAATGCAAAATTCTGGCATTTATGGGTGAATAGAAGCTGGTTAATGAGATTCAAGATCTTATATTCTTCCGGGTAGTATTTCTTGTTGACATCACACCATTTTTCTTTATGTTTAGTGCCTTCTTTCATTTTCAGTTTCTCATCATATGTGAGGTATGCCTCTTTTATCACAAGTTCGTCACCCGAAAGTGTGCCTCTGTATACCTGACCGAACGTTCCCCTACCAATCTCCACCAAATCTGAAAAATTAGCTTTAAATTTTTGGGTTCTACCTGACATACATACTGCCCATTGATTTACTTTTATTGATTCTATTTTTCTATTGATGCGTTTTCCAGTATATATACGTTTATTAAACCATTTTTTCACATCCATTACTTGTGCGGAGGATGAAGATACCGATACCTCAACAGGGTTTTTCTTTTTTGAAACTGGTATTGGTGATTGGCGGGTTGGAGAGGATATCCCAACAGGGCTTCCACATTCTTTCTCTATCTTTTTATAAGTTGGACCACCAATTTTAATGATCCTTCCCGTGGTTGGGTTTACACCTGGATTATTAAACCATTTGATACATTTAGGTGAATAGTGAACACTTCTATGAGATTGAGATCCTCCCGAGCATTCAACCTCAAGATCCTTATATACCTTTCCAGTAGGTTTGATCTTACGATTGGTTCTTGGATTGACTGATTTGTTTCTCTTCCATTTATCACATATATCCATTTTCTTTTACAAATAAATGTTTATCTATTTGATCTAAACGTCTTTATAGTTTCCTAAAAGATGTCTTTAGAACTAACTGTTGAGCAACGAGAGAAACTACGAAAGCTTGACGAAGAAATGAAACGTAAGAAGGATCATGATGAGAAAAATCGAAATCGTCGTGAAGCCTCCTCAAAAGCTACTGGAATTCCAATCGACATTGTAGATATGGACGTCATAAAGATAGGGACACTACTAGGTATTATTAAAAAAAAATCAATACTTGAGGGAAAAGAACCTAATACAGGTTCTCTTTTAAAAATGTTACTCGGTTGTGAAGACGAATTTAAGATAGATAGTTCCAAGGTACCAAAGAACTTCAGGAACGCTAGTACAATAATTACAGAGTCCAATAAGATAAGCTATCACCAACAATATGTCCAGCAACAATGTCAACACCTGTCAGCTATTACAATGTCACTTATCAAACAAGAGCTTACAAATATAAACAAATATATAAATATTAACCTTGAAACAAACACGCTAGAGAACTTTAAAACAGCATGTGTTGAAACTCTTGACGTCCTTCTTGATGAATTATGCGAAGATGATGATGACGAAATATGGTCAACACTGTCTGTTGTACGTAATGCGCTGTTGGGAGCTGTAGATATATGTGAATATAAGAAGATCTTACATAACCATATCGTTATACTCAGGAGAAATGGTAAACCACACGATCGCATTCTAGACCATTTATCTGTCAATGATGTGAGGCTGTCGCTATATAGGGGGTGTCTTACCAAAACTAAAGGTCCTCTTATACCAGAAGAATCAATGAGATTATCAAGAGAGATTGAACTAAGGTGTTATATGAAACCACCTGAATTAAAACCATTTGATTTTAATGATATAGTGAGGCATTGCTGTATACCATCTCTCGTATGTGTCCCCATAGATGAAGTGATAGAGAACGGACTGGTAGGGCCTTACCGCAACAATCCCATAGGATACCTCAACGTAAATACACCTGGTATAACTCCTTGGTCATTCTACAATCTGAAGAGCATTACTGCACAAGGTGTTAGATTATGGGTGTTAGATAATAGATTATGGATGTTAACCGATAATATGATTTCCACGATGACAGCGTATATGATCAAAATCTTCAGGACGTTTTACTATGAGTATTATGGAAACAATACTTTCAAGCAAGGATTTTGGTTGGCGTCACGCAACAAGCATTATGACGCGTTCATGAATATGATGAACAACTTATCTTTTATCAGTAATAACGCTATGTTCCATAAATTTTTGATGTTGGTAATAATGCAAAGATCTCCGTTGATTCCCACTGAGTATGATTTCTTTAACCACCTCATGTATTATGAATTTCCAGTCATGTATGATCCTTATATTAAATGCCTTGAGGACAATATTAAGAAGTCTTTTGATGATTTGAATGACGAGCATCTTGATAAAATGTTGCGAACTTTCGGTACCAAAATCTTATAATTTGAATTTAACTTTCTGGAGTAAGCGGATTTTTAAAATGTAGATTAAACCCCCTTGTACAAATGTCTCTCATGCATATTTGCACCTTGGCGCTAATATTACTTTATATGATGCTATTTTTGTCATATAAAAACACTCTTTCGAGTTATGCATTATCTTGATGCATCAAAATGAGCACGCAGAAGACGTTTCACCCCACCCACCCAACAAATGAACCTACTCTCTCAAACGAACAGGTAGTGGCCGCTAAACATGTTCTCGTCAAGGATGTGAATGAATTCCCACGTGTTAACAGGCGCTTCGTGGACCCATTAAAGGCGGGCGAACCAAAATTCGCCCTCTTTTCATATATTGACCATCAAGATATAGAAATGGTTGCATTTTTAGACGAAATTAAGGACACATTGAACCCGGAACATAAGAAGCAACTTGATGAATTGAATGCCAGACCTCAACTACTAAAAGGAGTCGCCAAGATCAGAGGCGCGTACGTTACACAACAAGAAGCAGAGCATCGTGCTGAAGAGATCGTTAGGGACATAGATTCCACTAATTCCGTTTTCACATGTATCGTTGGTGTACCGTTCCCATTGGTCAGTGAAGGCATGGCTGAGGAAGTAAAAGAGGTTGACCTCCAACAACAAACAGAGAGTACCATCGCTCATAACGTACGTAGACAGCGGCAGAAGGAACAGAAAGAAATAGAAGATATCAAACGGCGTGAGGAGGAGCTCATGCGGAATGCTGAGAAAGACCCGAACGCAGACGACGAGGATAACTACATTGCTCAACGCGTGAAGCTGGCTCATCTCAGGTATTCGATAGATCAACACGTTAAGAAACATGCTGAATGTATCGATAATGAAAAGAAGTGTGTTGAATGGCTAGTGGATATGAAGAGTCGTAACCCAGAATTTGAGGAAAAATATATGGAAAAGTATATGGCTGGGCGTAAAGCTGCGCATATCCCAGATGATCACAATCTCGAGGGTTTCATGAAGTACATGAATGACCCCCTGATCAGGCTCGATGTGGTCAAAGAAGATTAATTTTTCAATTTTCATAACCCTGTCGGGTTAGGAAAAGAATTTATTTACGTATTCCTGCTAGCGCCGCCGACAAGATGGGGTATCTATCCTGGGTATTTGTAGTAGTCGACGTTATTTGTGATGACTGAATCGGCTTACTTGAGCTATTAGATTTTGACCCATTTTTTGAAGTGTTTTGTTTTTCCATTTGATGTTATAGTGATATTTTTAAGTCATAGTATCTATAATTTATCAATGATCTGTTTTACCACTTTATCGATTGGGGTTAAGCCGTCAATGATGTAAGAGCTGTCCCTCATTGGTTCACTCTCATACGTCTTAATGTATCCCTCGTGGAGGAATTGTAGATAAGAAATATCTACATCACGTTCGCATTCACGATTCCTGGTTCGCATGCGTGCGAAGCATGTATCTACGTCCGTATTTATGTAAAAACTTATATCTGGTTTCCACGCGAGGCGGTCATAAATGTCGTGAATGAGTGTCTCTTCATCTTTCGTGAGACATCCGTTTTTGACCCCGTTCTCGATAAAGATCATTGATGAGATGGGGGACCGCTCTACGAATACGTACGTGTCACCTTTATGCGCGCGCATACGTTCGTACTGAGAGCGCATAGATGTTAGTATTTTGATCTGTAGTGTGCACATCCATCGTTTGGGGTCTTGATAGAAGAAGTCGAGAAGGGTACCCCAGTTACTTAAATCTTCTTCAAATACCAAATATCCTTCATCTTTAAGCTTATTCAAAACTGTGCTTTTTCCAGTACCAATGTTTCCATCGATGCAACAAATACGAGGAGTTGTCATCTTGTTACCTTTATTTATACTATAGATGTACCTATAATTCAAATATTTAAAATGAAAATGGTTTGAAGATACTCGAACACCTCAAAATGTATGTATTCAAGACAAAACTACTAGAATTTATAGACGAATTATTGGTGTTATTTGAGGATAAGAATAAGATAGTGTATAAACGTCTTATCCATTACCATCATTATGTCAAGAATAAGTTGGATGAAGATGACCTAGACGACATGGTGAATAATTTCCTATCACGTAAAAATATAGAAATGATATCTTCTCATAATCATAGGTTAATGAAAGGTACTTCTATGGAGATGGACGTAGATCTTTTATGGGAGTCATGTACTTCAAAAAACAAAGCTATCATATGGAAATGGGTGGATGTGATCATAGATACCTTAAATCTAACAGATCTTGAGAATTAAAATGATAAAATATTGACTCGTAAAAAATGGTGCAGCCACATGACTACACACTTCGTGTTATGCCCTATGATGATGACCTTAGAGAGGATTTCGATCCATCGAAACCATGTAAAATACACATATTCTTACTAATTGTTATCATAGTTCTATTCTTACTATATATGATCAGACGATAATAATTTATAATTTTATAACCCCGATGGGGTTAAAAAACATGTTTATAAATTTTAATCACTTAAGTTCCAGTCAATCTCCCTAATACCTTTTTTGTTAAGGTATTCGTTTGCATCTGAGAAACAGTTACACCCAACGTACCCTGTAGCCATAGGTGATGGGTGTACAGCTTTGAGGACACAATGTCTGTTAATATCAATGAATGTAATTTTTTTTTGGGCAGCTGCTCCCCATAACATGAAAACTATGTTATCCTTTCTCATGTTGATTTGTTGGATGATTTCATCTGTGATTCTTTCCCACCCCTTACCTATGTGGGAATTGGCTTTCCCTGAACACACTGTCAATACAGTGTTAAGGAGTAGAACTCCCTGTTTCGCCCATTTCATTAGATTTCCTGATTTATTAGGTGTTGTGAACCCAGTCCTCTTCAACTCAGTATATATGTTCCGTAGAGATGGTTGAATCCCATTACGGACCGAGAATGACAGACCGTGGGCCTTATTAGGAGTATGGTATGGATCTTGTCCTATGATTACCACCTTCATTTCATCGAAAGGTGATGCATTGAGAGCTTCGAATATTTCATGCTTCGGTGGGAATACTATAGTATTATCGTACTGAGACCACACCCATGAGCTGAACAATTGTAGGAATTCGTCTCTTTGATCTTTTGAGAATGCCTCACCTAAGATTTGTTTCCATTGAGGGTCTGTTATTAGATCAAGGACTGTATCTGGTGTCCATGAAGGTATGTTTCTTACTTCTACACAGTCGAACGTTCTTGCTTTTTCAAGTGCTCTACTCATATGGTCTATGTCTATTATCTCACCGTCTATGATGCACATTTCTAGTTCAAATTTGATATCACTTTCTAACGCCACATAATTGGCCATCATGAGAGGTATCTCTCCATTTATATAGTTTACATGTACCTCGTCTCCGTCGAGGAATCGGACGAGAGGTAATTCCTCTCCATCTACATCATCAACTGAGACTACGACACCTCTAGATCCTACTAGTTTACCTCTAAATTTGGATGTAAGAGCCACTTGAGATGTCGGACCTAGATAGATCTTACGATCATTCGAAAAATCGTAGATGTGATTATGGTAAGTTGCATTTTTATAATAATCAATGGTCTTTCTGATTATGTTATTGGTGGTGTCGTTAACAATGATAGTTGGTTTGATAGTCATAGGATCTGGGGATGAAGGGAACGTGAATGTTTTATTTTCTAGCTCTTCCAATTGCCGAGGCGTGAATGATCTGACGAACAGTTGATAATCGATATGATTTTTGATGATACACCTAGCGATTACACGGTCCTTATCTTTTTCATCTTCAGATAGATTAAAGTAATTAGTAACTGAATATTTTTTCAATCTTTCATCCCTTAAAGTTCTAGATTTTTTATATCCTCTATTCCATGGTTTATTGATGATCCAATAATTATAATTTTCTTTACATGCTTCATGTACAATATCTGACCCCACTTCCACATCAAACGTAAGGTTTTGAAAGAGACGCCCAACTGCCATACATATGTTATCATAACCAAATGTGCCTGGTTTTGGTACCTTTAGACCATAGACTATATGAACCCAATTATTGAGGGGTACAGTATTGAATGGGTGATCATATTTGAACACACCATTAGCTGTGCAGTCAGGGCGATCAATTTCAGGTCTATGCTTTGGTTCCATGTTTTATTTTAGACCCTTCTCATGAGAATTATTTTTCAACTTTATTTCATAACCTCGATGAGGTTATAAAAAATCAAATTCGTTAGTTAATCATTAAATTCAAACCTGTCAATACCTAATCTAGATCTTATTATGGCACCCGAAATTTTGAGGTGTTTATCTAAAATACGTTGTTCTATCTTTTCAATATTTGGTTTAGTCGATGGTTCTAGCTGCTCGGGTACATCTGAGCATTTGAATAATTCTCGTGTTTTTTCATGTGACAGCACAGATACATCCAGTTTTATTTTCTGTTTCGTCTGTCTATCCACTTTACTCACCATCTCACTAATAGTCTCTATGTTTTTATGCTTTTTTATGTAGTTGAGTGATGTGACCGGGCCTATTCTCGATATGTTATCGTTAAAATCTGTGCCACACATAATACAAAGATCCAACCAGCTAGCTTCATCCAACTCCAACCCTGATAGTATAGTCTCTATTTTGATTTGTGTGAACTCCTTCGCTCCAAGGTCAACATCGTAAAGCATGACAGGGACGCAGCACGCAAGCACGTCAGTGTCCTTTGTCATTACTGCGTCAGCGATTCCCCTCTTGACGAGCTCAGCGCATAATATTTCAGCCTCACCCTTCGCAGTAATGTAATTTATCCCAAACATAGTCAATAATTCCTGGACGTTCTTGAAATCATCATCTGTAATATGAAGGATATTACCACGTAGCTTCTCTATATATTGCTTGACTTTTGTTGTTGAAAAATCTGTAGAAATTCCTTTAATTATAACCTGTGTTGGACGTATCTTTCCGCTGATATTTAATAGATCTTGGCTGATGTCTCCAGTATTGTTATATTTTTCAAGGTCATCTTCTAGCTTTTTAATACGAGCGATCGAAGCATTTTTCTTATCAGATCTTTTCTTCCTCTCATTTGTCTTCTCCTTAGGGGATTTTCCATCGAACACGAATGTTGGTTGAATGTTATTTTCAATGAGTGTAGAAAAAAGCATCATGAAAGCTTCTTCATACATCTCTTTACGTGCTGCTTTGTACATGTATATAAAAAGTGAAGCATCTACTACTATTTTCTTATTTTCAAATGCTTTCATTGGTACACGTTCTTCATATGAAGGAACATGTTTCTTGAGTAAATCTCTGAGTCCTTTGATACCCATTTTGCTTTCTATCATACATCATTATAGTTAAACTTCATATATTCTCGGCACATCGTGATGTGATGAGAATGTTAGTATTGTGCCGCCCAGTAGTGAACGATGTTCGCATCGTTCACTACTGAGTAGAAAAAAAGGAAAAGGTTAGTAGAAAAATAAAGATTAGTAGAAAGATAAGTAATTGTTATCTACATACGTGAACCTTGAGTGCGGATAATAAAATCAGTTATTCTCTCCTTCTCATGAATCTTAAAACACTTGCGTGTAGCGTTATTTTTATAACGTCTAGTCTTTCTATCCTTACCGTCTTTATCTTTTTTGGTGATGAATTCAGTATCAACACCCTTGCAAATTTTATGCTTACACTCAAAATCTTTTAAGTTTTCCTTTATCTTCTGCTCAACTTCAACACGAGAATGAGCGAACTTACACTCGGCTCCAAACCTACACTTTCCAATTATGATGATTGTTTCTCCTTCTATCTTGAAGATGTTTTTACAAAGTAAAAATTTCTTGTCAATAGGAACAGGAACATGTTTTGGAGAAGATTGTGGAGAACGTTTTGGAGAAGAGCGTGGAGAAGATCGTTTCGGAGAAAAATATTGTGTTCTTGGTATAGGTGGAAATTTAGATTTATTATGACCAGGAGGATGAGTAAATGTACATTTACGATTCTCACATTTGAGCCCGTTTCTGCACATTGGTTTAGGTCCTCTCTCAGTCTTGCGTTCATTAGATGGTTTTCGTTTCTTCAAAATGGTAATATCATGAGAGAATTTACACCTCTCCTTGAATTTACAATCTTCACCATTTCTAATAAAGTTGCAAAGCCTTGTAGAATAGTCAATTTCAGGTTTTGGCATATCGTGAGAGAAATTACATTTCTCCCCAAACAAACATTTCTTACCATCTTTGACTGTTTTACAGTACACTGGTTCAAATTCTATATAAGTCCTTTTACCCACCTTCACTTTGATGCAAGTAGCTGGTACATACTTCATCGATCCAGGTGAGGTATTTTTATCCTTATGAGAAGGCTTAACGATGGCTCCCAAGACTGGATAGTCATCATTGTCAAGATCTGATTCAACTATTGGGACCTTCTCAAGCCAATTTAATTTACCTTCCAACACACATAAACCATCGAGTTGTTTCTTACTCTTTTCACGAAGCAACTGAAGACGTATAGCTTCCGATATCTCTTCGTCTTCTTCATCATCTTCCCAGATATCGTCCTCTGAATCATCTTCATCATACCTTCTTTTCATAAGACTTGCCTCGCAATCGTCTGAATCGTAATCGACGTCACTAAAAGCATCATCATCATGATCGTACAAATCTTCCTCGTACTCACAACCATTTGAGAAAATGTTCTCAACGGTTTCAGTGATATTTTTGTTACAATACATATTTGTATCAATTGATTCTACTTCCATATTTATATGAAGTAATATTTCAACTTTTCTATGAACTTGGTTAACTTTAACTCAAATATAAATCTATATCCCCTAGGGGATATGGATGAATGAATGATGAATGAATATGAATGATGAATGAATGATGAATGAAGGTTTATGTTTTTATGATACCTTCTTCCAACGCCACAAAGTCGACAACCGTAATAGCCTCCCATTCCTGACGTTTTCCTGATTTGTCAATTTCAAACGTCGTATAGCGTTCAGCCAGGCGTTCCGCATATTCATGTAAATACGCCGGGATAAGGTATTTACTTGAAGATGGAATCACCCTTAGGAGTTGTTCATGAGGGTGAGATGGTTTTGTTTTTTTGAATCTGTGAGATATGATTGGTCGCTTCCTTATACATTCTACGAATGAATTAGCGTGAAGGGTGTAATGATAAGGGTAGAACCAATCCCATGCTTTTGTAGCATTGATTCCTTTGGTATAATAGAGATACACCCATTGGACAGTCTTCATGTAATCGTATATCAAATCATCTATATAGAAATTATCAGGACCTGTATACAGTCTTTCTAATTTATATTCTCTATAATCAATTCTATACTTTTCAATATCACCCTTCCATAGAGGATTGGGGAACCTCTTATTATAATTGTCTTCATCTAAGTTCTCATCCTTATGGCGAGCCTCCATTATATTTTTCTCCCTTTTACTAATAATCTTTAGTAGTCTTACGATTTCACCTATTTTGAGATAGCCGTGTTTCGTTTCGACTAGAGGCTTTTGATAGTTTTCAAAGAAGAAATCCAGAGCCCCAATCTCTGAGCCGCTCTCTTTGATTTCTAATGATGGAATGGGGGGGAGAAAATCATTACCTATGAAACAACTCCAAATGATTAAATCATGGGGACTCACTGGGAGGTTCTTTCTAACTATGTCTATATTTATGAAATCAAAATATCTTTTCTCATTTTCCCTCATGATGTAGACATTGGGCATAGCGAGAGTACTGCATAACAGAATTAAATCAGCGTCCATTCCCACTACACAATATACATCTTCATTATTATCATGGAGTTTTATCCAATCCATTAGTTTATGCTCTCCTTCACCAGGTTCGGAATCATCTGAAATGATGATATTGACCTGGTTCTTGGAAATTACCCAATCACAAACTGTGATATTTTGAGATAGCTCTCTCATAAATTCAGTCCCAGCTGTGATGCATGTTGAATCAAAAACATCATCATTTTTTTCTTCCCGTTCCTTCGCGGCTCTGAAGCGCCTTTGTCGTTGCTGATTTTGCTTTGACATTGGGGCCACTCCATCGATTGCTAAGTAAACGGTCTTACGAGGATGTGCAATATCTATCAATTTATTTATCTCTGATTTAACACATTTGTACAAATCGTGAATTGATGGAGGTATTACCTTTTTGACTGGAGTCTTCATACGTCGTTTAGGGATAATTATCCCAGACTTTCTAGGGGCATATTTGCCATACTTGAAGACCTGCTGCGCGGCTTCATGGATAACACCATTCATGTCTATCAATAAGTGATCTACATCACCTGGGATAGATGATGAGATGCTCTCCTTGAGAGTCTCGTGCTTTCTGAACCAACTATAGAAATGTTTAATACCCATTTCTCTTTATTCATGTAGATATATACTTAACTTGGAAAATCAAATAAGTCATAATTTTAGAAAATCTGAGTCAATCAAAATGGATAACGGTATCTGGATATTTATCGTAGTCGTCATCATCCTCATAGGTGGGTTCTGGCTCTACCAAACCTTTGAGGGATATAGTAATGGCTTCGCATATGCTCAGCTTGGTGGAAGCTATAACACTCAGCTCTTTTCTCCTTGTGTTTCCAAACGATGTGCTGGTGGACCATATATGTACACCTCAAACCCATATCTTCAGACTTTATGTCAAGGTGTCAGTAATGAAGAACTGGCGCAAGTTGCATGTGGTAAAGGATTCCATGGTAGGCCAGTTCACTTTGACTATTCCGGACTTAGTGAAAGTATCCCTATGAAAGTAAGCGCTCCTATCCCTGTACTTAGTAAAAATATGGAAAAATGTGGTAAGGACTTACAGTATGGAGCTTGGGGCAATGCTCTTTGCAATACTCCATCTACAACATCCCTATGTGTATTGTAGATTATAATTAATGTTATAACCCCTAGGGGTTATAAGATTAAGTAAAGTAAAAGATAAAAGTAAAGAAAAGATATTAGATCAATCATATTAGTATATATCATATTAGTATATATCATAATAATGATTTATAAGCTTTCTTACAAGCTCATCTTTATTCCCTTTGGGAATGTCAATACCAAGATGTTCAAACATTTCCTTTATATAATTCTTGTTCTCTTTCATCAACCTACACCATTTAGCGTCTGCAGTTTTGAATGTTTCTAAAGGAAAAGTCCTTCTGTTCTTAGGCACGTAGAGTTCCATTGGATATCTAAGACGCTCTTTCAGATCAGATTTACTACCATCACTAGGGATGTTGAACTCAATACAAAGGAATTTGAGTTGATCAATGGTTAACTCATTTACCTTTCCATCATAGTTTTCATCACTCAAGCTCAGATATAATTTATCCCATTTCTCTGGTTCGAACTTTTTGTCATAACACTCTGAAAAGAACAAAGATCTGACCATCTCATCTTTACAATTTAAAGGCGCGAAAAGTGATGTAAATTCTGACTCCAAGTACTCTATAAGCGAATCACAATTCTCAAAATAAGACGCAAGTGCATCAAATCTATACAACTCTTCATTGATTTTACACTTCCTATCATTGAAGTAAGGAATATCAATCTCTTCAATCTTAACTATTTTTGTTAAGACATTCTTCTTCAACATAGATAACCTTTTTTTATTTTTCTTATCGTTATCTTTTAAACAAGAGATATCATTGTTAATTTTTGACAACTCCTCTCGGAGTTTTGCGGTTTCTTTATAGGGCGATTCCTTATTTATTTCAGCGATCAACTGATTTCCATATTTAATGACTTGTTTATTAAGTTCTCTCACCTTTTCTCTTTCACCACCAAGAAAAAAGTCATATTCATAACTATATTCACTTGCAAAATCGGAATTTGATTCAGAAGAATCTTCCCAATCGGATTCACAATCGGATTCACAATCGGATTCACAATCGGATTCACAATCGGATTCACAATCGGATTCACAATCGGATTCTTCATCTGAATCAACGGTATACATATGCCAAGTATGTCTGTGTATTTTGATTCTGTTAAGTAGGTTTGCCATTGTTATATAGCTTCCAACTTGATACTATTTATCCATATTTTTAGAAAAGTTCTTTTCAAATTTTATATATACCCTCCCATTAGGGGGGATACCCACCCCAGTCCTTTTTCTTATTTATAGAAAATGGTTATATTGGTTGACAATAAGGGTATACCCTGGTCCCTTGACGAAATGATATGTAAGGGAGGATTTGGTACCATTTATTCATGCACAGATAATGATAAAGTAGTAGTAAAAATTCAACCACGAGTAGATGATCAATTGATAAAAGAAGAGCGTTTTTATCGCGATATGAATGATCGCTCTAATATATCATACAAGTACATACCAGATCTAGTAACATCAGGGGTTGTAAATAATATTAGATTTATAATAATAGAGAGGTTTCCTTTCGATCTCCAGCGTTTTATCGACAATATTTACCTTTCAAAACATGAGAGATGTGAAATGGCGCGTCAACTTATATCAGCGATTCAATTTATACATTCTTTCGGATACTCACATGGAGACCTCAAAGCAAAGAATGTACTTGTAAGATCTGAAGGAATAAACACTTCTTTATATATAACAGATTTTGGTCTCGTCCATAAATTTATAAAAGAAGATGTTCATGTTCCTTACATCGTTGGAAAATTATGCCTTCATCGAGGAACAATACCATTTATCAGTGAGGACTCTCATGTAGGTGCCATACCAAGCAGACGTTCAGACCTCGAAAATTTGGGATGGTTACTTATATCGTCATTGTTCGGAGGTATATTACCATGGTCCAAACAAACATCCAAACATTCCGTTTTGGTAAATAAACAATGCGTGAAACAAAAGATCTCAAATGGTGAAGACGTGATATTGAAGAAGATGATGCCTGGACAGTCTCATAAAAGACTTTTTCATTTTATGAAAAATATAATAGGTCTCAAATACGAGGAAAAACCTGATTATGCTTCTCTAGATAGTATATTTATAACAACTTGAATTTCTCCTTTCTGAAATTAAAAACTCAATTATTATCAAACAATGCCTACTCATTGTGATCGATATATTGGAACACTTATTGGAGGTTGTATCGGAGACATCCTTGGATCCACTAACGAAGGAAAAACATTTGATTCAATCAGAACAACAAGTTTAGTAACTAAATTTCACGTTAATCGCTATACTGATGATACTGAACTCACATTAGTATTAGCTCGTTACCTAGCTAATCCTCCTAAAGATGATCATTCAATGGTTCAAGAGGTGCATAGTATGTACCAACAGGTTGTAAAATGTAGCAATCGTGGGTATTCTTCAAATACCCGTAATCTACTTAGTAATTGGAACCATTGTATGTTAGCTGGGTCAGCAGATACGAACGGTGCTGTTATGAGGATCGCCCCTCTAGCTTTAGTCAGTCATACTTCTGATAAAGATTTATATAACAAAATTAAATATGCCATTTATTGCACTCATGGGGAGAGTAAAAACGCTAGAGATGTAGCGTTTATTCATGTAAAACTCCTAATTGGTATTATCAATCAAAAACATAAGACTGCTGAGACAATATATCTTTATGCGAAAGATCTTGCTCGACGCGTTAAGAATCCAATTATTTACGCATACCTTACACTTATACATCCAGAAAACAAGAAGCGGTTCGAGGAAACTAATTGGAATGTTACCAAAAGTATATTCGGTTTTGATTTTTTTCAAATCAAAGCCATTGATTGTTTCATCTGTTCATTGGTATGTTTTTGCTACAATTTCAAAAATCCTAAAGATGCTCTCATCATGGCGGCTAACCTAGGGGGTGACACTGATACCATTGCCAAATTAGTAGGGGATCTAATGGGAGCCACATATGGTACCGAATGGATCCCAGAGGAATGGCGGAATCCAGAAGGTAAAGAGGAACTGACTAGACTCGCCAAAACATTATACAATAATCAAAACGATTAGTGGAAACAAGGTTCTGATCCGAACAACGTTCCCATACCCCGTCGGGGTATGGGAATTTTCTAATTTATAGTCTATAGAAGTTTCCAAGCCTTGTTCCCTTTAAAAAGTGAAAGGTTCCTTGTCTGATCATGGTATTTTTAAGATTTACAAGTAATTGTTTAGCGATATGAGGCCTATCTAATATTTTGTTCATTACAATGTCTTGATCGATAGTACTGGGATCAACCGCGTATTGGGGAATACAGTTTTGCCCAACGTAGTACGAGATGTAAGGAGAGGAAGGATTAACAGGATCGAATGGTTCTGTCCTCAGTTCACAGTTCAACATACCAACTCGAAACCTGTCTTCTGCTGTATTCTTTAGGAGGACATCTCCTGGAGATAGTCCTATTGTTTGATGGTTACCTGCAAACATAGTATCCGCTACTTGTCCATATTCTTCGTTTGCTTGTTTTGATGCTGCGTATTCACACACGCCGTCCCAGTTCTGGGCGCATCTATTTGACATATATACTTGACATGCCTTGCTGTTCTGGCCGTACGTAGCAGCATGGCTACCGTGATTGAAACGCTGTGATGCGTTATTCCCAATGCAGTACGTCAATGGATCGTTGTTGTACACTGGTAGAGCGTTCACAGGGGAAGCACCAAAGTGAGATAACTGTGCATACATTTTTATCTATGACTGATAAAAATGAGTCTTAATTCAGTATAGGTTTATGATGATGCTTAAACAATAAAATGGGTGGTTCGTTAGAGACTAATGAATTATTTGAAGAAATTCCGGAAGATATGCGTAAGATCTTTATTGAAACTGGGACGTATAAGGGTGAAACATGTCGTAAAGTATCCCCTCATTTCGAGAAGGTTTACACAATTGAGATATTTGAGCCACTATATCTGGAATCTCTCGCATCATTCAGAGATTATGGTAATATCGAATCCAATCTAGGAGACAGTGTGGATGTACTACCCACCCTATATGATAAGTATAAGAACGGAGCCGTTTTCTACATGGATGCCCATGTGAGTGGATGGGATAGTTCCCATAATCCAAAACATCCTTTGCCTATACTCGAGGAGATTAAGGTAATTAATAAGAAATCTTTAGGTCCTAGTTTATTCATTATTGACGATCTGAGGTTATGGAAAACTGGCCATTGGCAAGGTATTTCAAGCGCTGGTATCTGCTCTCAATTCAAACCGGGCCAGATCAAGAGGGCTTACGAAAAGAATGATAGGTATTGGATCTTCACGAACCAAACATAAATTACATAATTACAAGTAAGCTAAAGAGTTTATATATATTCAAAATGCCTAGAAAAACTGCTTTCATTACTGGTGTTGGCGGGCAGGATGGTAGCTACCTCGCCGAACTACTGCTCGAAAAAGGATATGAAGTGCACGGACTCATAAGGCACTGTTCTATGAACAATAAATATAGGGTATGTCATCTTGAAGAAAATGACAATTTTCATCTTCATAGAGGTGAAGTGGCTCAGAGTTTACTCAATCTTATTAAACGTATCAAACCAGACGAAATTTACAATCTAGCTTCTCAATCTTTTGTTAAAGCATCATTCGATATACCTAGGTACACTACTGATGTAAATGCTATCAGTGTGTTAGAATTACTAGAAATTATTAAAGTGGTTGATAAAAAGATAAAATTTTATCAAGCATCAACATGTGAGATGTTTGGAGACTCACCGACTCCTCAAAACGAATGTACTCCGTTTCGTCCACGGTCTCCATATGCTATATCGAAGCTCTATTCATATTGGATTGTGAGAAATTATAGAGAAGCTTATAATCTCTTTGCTGTCAACGGCATTCTCTTCAATCATGAGAGTCCGCGGAGGGGTGAATGTTTCGTGTCTAAAAAAGTATGTAGAGGAGTGGCTGATATAAAGGATGGTTTTAGTGACTGTATAATTCTAGGAAATTTAAACGCGAAACGTGACTGGGGGCACGCGCGCGATTTTGTCACATGTATGTGGAAAATGCTTCAACAAGACGAACCTGATGACTACGTAGTCTGTACTGGTGAGTATAGGACAGTACGTGAACTGGTGGAAGAAGCTTTCAAAAATATAGATCTCGAGATTACATGGAAGGGTGAAGGTCTTGATGAGGTGGGAATAGATCAAAATGGAGAAACAAGAGTGCGTGTAGATAAAATATATTTCAGACCCACAGAAGTTGACTTCCTTCATGGTGATTGTAGTAAAGCAAATAAAATACTTGATTGGAAACCTAGTATCAGTTTCGAGGATATGATAGCTGAGATGGTAAATATTGAGCTTCTTAATGATGAAGATTAGATTCTATTACCCTTATAGGGTAATAGAATTTAGTTCCCTCTTCCCTTCCAATTATTCCCTCTTCCAATTCCCTCTTAAATATATTTAGTTTAGAAATCATCATCGGGTATGTATTCATCCTCATCAACATATATACTTTCTTCATATACTTCATCTGTATTGTCGTTTGTATGTCCCTCAATTGCTGAGTCGATGATCTTCTGATAGTCTACCAATAACCCCATGAACCCCGTGCCAGCCTTGGGTTGGTTTCCAGATATGATGGCAGCACTGACACCCGCGTTATTCTCCGTCTCCGTTCTCATTGCTGCTGACAAGAGAATGTCTGTACTTTCTTCGAATGTAGCTTTGCTTAGAGGACCTACGTCGTTATTACGCATAGTGTAGCGTGTGATAGAACACGGCTTACCCCTATATGTCATCTTATCAACGAGTAACTGAATGTGTAAAGTGTTAACATTTCCAATTACCTTTTTAAGATCATCAAATAGCATTTGTCTAACCGCAGAGATACCCAAACACTCATATACCTCCCAAAAATCACTACAATACAACCTCTTATTATCAATAAGAGGATGGGCGAGCATTTTCTTGAGATTGGAGCCTTCTGTTACAACGAGCCATTCTCCGTTTTCATAATCTAAATGAGCAGCCCTGACTCCCTCCATACCACAAACTAATACCTTGTTTAATGTAGTTATATAATCATTAAAACATTTCTGGGCCGATTTGAAAGTGATCGTGATGGATGTAGGTCCGATACTGCAGCTGCATTTACTGAATATTTCATCCTCGCGGTCACGAATTGCTTTAGCGATCTTAAACGTATTCAGACGATTGATATACATGATTTTAGGATCTATATCGAATTCAAACACTGCTGATGTACCATCCATTTCCATTGACGGTTTGGTATTATATAGATCACCGAAGTAAAGTCCAACTATTGAGCAGCCTACTTCTTTTCTGAGAGCGTCTGATGTTTCATACTTATTTTTGAAATAAATAGTGCATGTTTTTACTTTCATTTTCTTACTCATGTTCAGAATCTCTTCTAATCTACCTACACCTGATTGTTGAAGCTTGCCTGCAGTGTGAAATGTATTTAGTGTTGTTTGCGTTTGATGTTCGCATATACTTTGAGCTCCAATGATACCTACACATTCACCAGGTGTAGCCCTGCATGTGTGATATTTATCGATGATATATTTTTTGAACTCTTCGTACTTGTCTGGAACTATCTTAATTTTATTGAGTTCTCGTCTCAAAACACTGTCTTGTTTTTTCCTAATCTGATTATTCATGATGTCAGGGATGTTGGATCGCCATGAGCATCCCTCCACTATGTCCTCGATCTCGTCTTCAGTCAAAACATCGGCTTCTTTAGTCCTATCTTCATCGGGTCCATTTCCTCTGTTCAGTTTTACGGCAATTCTTTGAATATTGACAGGATATACTTCTCCCTTGGATTCATTGATGTTAACCTTAGCAGGGTCGAAACCATGATTCCCAAAAGAGAACTGATATATGTTTTTCTTTGCATCTCTGACTGTACCATCATATTCAACCTTAAGATCTTCGTTTATTTTAACTATTGAACGTTGAATATATCCAGATGTTGCCGTTCCCATAGCTGTCTTTGTCATACCTTCTCTGCCAGTCATGGCGTGAAAGAACATCTCGTCTGGATGCATACCCTCGATGAATGAAGATGCCACGAAACCACGGCTCCTATATTTACGAGCGGGATCGTCTATAATAACCTCTGGGTAATGAATGAGAGTACGCTTCCTATTAGAAAGTGTGGGTGCTGGTCTATGTCCATTAAGATTTTGTTGCCCAAGGAGTCCTGTAATTTGAGCGATATTGAAATAATCACCTTTACTACCAGAGGTAACAGTGCTTATGAAATTATTGTCAGGTCTTAGAGCCTCTTTGGCTATCTTGAGACCGATATCTTTTGCTTTATTGAGGGTGCAATTGATACGCGCCTCTCTGATTTGTTGGTGGTCTGTGGATTTAGAGACGTTTATAGCTTCCAAAAAGTACTTCTGAGTGATGTTTTTAATCTCATTTTTCTTATGTGGGTCGCCAATGAGGCAATCCTGGATTCCTACTGAAAAAGGGTTCAGTTCTAACCATCCATTTGTGAGAAATTGGATATTGTCGATGAAGCGAGCAGTGACGTCCACTCCATACTCCATACAAAGTACTCTAATGAGTGATCCTTTTGAACCCTTTAGAGTGGATTTATCGAAGAACCCGGAAGTGACAACACCATGTTGAATCTTGATGTTGTTGTAATCAATGTGGAAATTTGGGGGAAATAGGAACCCGAACAGAGCGTGGGTTGTGTAGACGTCATCAGCTTCATTTCTAATACTTCTTATCTGTTTGAGACGATCTGAATAGTTATATTCATGTTCAATATGCATCATACATTTCATAAAATGTGATTTAGACATTAATTGGATCTTTTCAGTCATTTTATACGCGCCTAGGAGCGAATCTTGGACAATTACCATTTCGGGTTTGTTGCTTTGTGCTGAGAGTATGTTATATATTGCGTTGGAGTTATGCTCGAGCTCTGCTCGAGCCTCCATGGTTTCTTCTACGAACATATTACCTTCATCACCGTCGAAATCCATATTAAAACCCGTGACAATAGCTAGATTTACACGCAACGTTTTCCCTGGCTTCACTATCACCTTCATACCCTGCATAGAGTTTCTATGAAGAGTAGGTTGTCTATTAAGTAACACGAAGTCGCCATCTCTTAGGTATCTCTCAACTTTATCTCCGATTTCCAATGTTAACTTTTTCTTTGTAGGTAAGATGGCCGGTATCTTTTTCTCTTTACCCGTTCCGTCTTTTGACGGCCTTTTGATATCGTCACCATCATTGATTTCCATCTTACAATTTGTGACAATGATAGTCTCACCATTTCTCCTAATCTGGTCACCATGATTGAGGTATGTGCCCATTTTGACCGTAGCGGCTGGGACTGATATGCGTGTTCCATTCTTCCTTATCACAACAGACGCTTTACCAGGTGTGTTTACAAGTTTTGTAAGTCTATCACGTGACATATACGTTACATATTCAGGGATTGTGAGCATATTAGCTATGTCTTGAGGCACAGCAACCTCATTCAATTTGAGAGTGGGGTCTGGTCCTACAACAGTTCTTGCTGTTTTATCGCATCTTTTCCCCATCAGGTTCTGGCGCACATGACCAGTCTTCTTCGTAATTCTCTCTTTTATACCGGTCATAGGTTTGTGGTTGGTATTATGGACCGCTTTTCCCCTAGAATTATCACAATATGTGAGAGTTTTAAATTTTAGTATGGCCCTAGCTTTCTCATTATTTGTATCCTTATGAAGGAGATTGTTAGCTTTTATGATATCTACCAAACTGATACTTAGATCATCATCGCTTATATTGTCAGGTGTGACCATCCTGGGTCTACAGCACGTGGGGATAACTGGGAACTTAGTTAGAACGAGATTTTTGGGGTGAAACATTTTGGGGTCGACTCCTAAGATGGCTACGTCTTCATTTGGTATATTATCAAATATCATTTTTACTGCTTCTGGTTTGAGGACACTGGTCTCTATCGTGTTCTTGAATTTATAAACAGATGTAATGATGTTATCATTTGGTTCGTATTTGATGTCGGGGTGAGGAGCACTGCAGTGACCACAAAATGATATTTTGACTGAAAGATGAGATATAATTTTATCATACCCCCTCATACCCTGGAGATCCAGTTCTTCCTTAGTGCAGAGCATGCGGTGGCATTTGAAGCAAAATATTTTGAGCATACTCACCACTTGTTTGTAGAAAAGAATAATAGGTACATTTAGGTCGATATGACCAAAATGCCCAGTGCATTTCCACACCGACTCGTTACATGTTTCACATCTAGTATTGTTTTCTACACATCCCAGCTTGGGGTCATAAACACTACCAGGTTCAACAACTAATGTTGGTTTGTCAATAACGCAAACAGATCTGTTTACGATATCCTTATCGGACTGTATTCCGAATTGAATAGTATTTATTTGGGTACGTTGGTCCATATTCATTATTAATTTTTAACCATTTCACATAACGTTAATAATCAAATATCTAATAACCCTTAAGGGTTATTAGTCTTGTTGTCTTGTCGATTGTCTTGTTGTCGATTGTCTTGTTGTCGATTGTCTTGTTGTCGATTGTCTTGTTGTCGATTGTCTTGTTTCGGTAGTCTCATCGGTTGTATCGTAAATCGGATCCAAGTCTAGTAACGGATAAGTCTACATTGAATTCCATGCTCAATAGATATGGTGGTTTTATTTGTAAGGTTATGTCTCTTTTCATTTTCTTTCAATTGTGTTCTGAAGTATTCTATAAAATTGATGATGTTGTCGAACATAGTGATGTAATCATTGTTTGCGTGTCCCATGATGAGGAAGTCCTTTATTCCTCTATCAAATACCTCAATGATTTTGATGAGATCCTTTTTCATCTCACGTTGTTTGTAAGCGAGACGTAACTGGTTATTCCAATTGACTTCTGCCCGTTCTATATTATTCTTCTTTTGTGTGATGTAATTTTCTCTAAGTTTTTGTTTAATTTGGCGTAATGTTTCATCGTCGTGTACATTGTGTGCCAAAACAGGCAAAATAGCGTTTATTTCATTCAACACACGCTCAAGGAAGTTGTTTGAATTTATTGCGCGTGTCTCTGGTTTATGTTTCGTAGCCGCAATATATTCTTCTTTCTTTGGCATCTCTCTCAAGGTTTTAGCCAGTTCATTACCACACGGATCATTATCTCTTATTACTATGTTCATAACTCCTGTGTTGACCTGTGCCATGTACTCATGATAATGAGGATTATGTATAAGACCTCGTTGGATGGTCAGAGTACGCCATGAAAACGCTGTTTTACATTTAGTACAAAACATTTGATCACAACCATCTATTTTATAGATTGCAACACTACATTTCGGGCACGGCTTGGTGTCGCGTTTGATCATCTTTATAGTATCTAAATGCTCCTGTTTGCATTCATGGTCGTTAAGACGTTCTTCTCTGCATTTCACACAGATCATTTTCTTACAATCACCACATCGTCCTTTCTTTACGAGGCCAGATGCACACGTATTCATAGGACATAAGAAGGCGGTGCTTGTGGAATTTATCTCATCATCACTTTTCTTTAAAATATCATTTTTAATCATGTCTACTTCCTTTTTATTTTCTTCCATCAAAGCAAACATCTCTTCATCATCAGGGTATCGTTTAAGATGAGCCGATAATGCAGAGATTCTACTCCTTAGGATCTTGTTCCGATGTAGCGCATCTAGACGCTCTCTAGTAGCAATTAGAAGCGCACGTTCCTTCACAATATCCCCTTCAACAACCTTCTTCACGTACTCATCTCTGAACACTTTTGGAGTGTGCATGAAGATGAACTCTGTGGAGATTGGTTGTTTACAGGACATACATTCTTGTTCTGAGTTTTCCATAATGAGGTACTGTCTGAAACATTTCAGACAGGTGATTGCCTTACAGTTTGCATAATCGCATTGTATGGGATGACGTAGTTTACTAGTGAATTTATCACAGCAAATATCACATTTCAATGCCATTATAACTTTATTTAACTGGATAATCACTTGATATACGTTTTCAATTTTTCTATTGGTTTGAATGGAGAGCTAGGATCTTCTTCTTCAGGAGTAGATGACTTCTCATATCAGCGTTATCGTCCTCCTCCTCTTCTGGGTCGTAAGCACACTCGAACCGCCTGATAAGAAGTGATCTGAGGAGTTCGACACCATTTGCTTTATTATTCTTATCATATTCAGTGAAATCAAAGTACATCTCTTTATCATTTTTTCGTATCAATTTGACGTATATTATATAGACGTTGGTGGGGCTATAATACTGTTGGTCTAGCAACACATTCCACTCCTGTGTGTCATCCACTTCGTCAAGAGGGAGGTCTTCAACAATTTTATCATGTTTAGAGGGTTGAGGTGTTACTCTGATATTGTCTTGATCGAAAGGATTATAAACCAACATTCTATGTGTGGGACCATAGAATAAATTGGTGGACTTTTTCAAAGTATTTTTGTACTTTGGTGGTCCTTCGATGGGTTTTGGAATGCAATTACTTAGAAGGATTGAAAAGAATGATTTAAGTATGTTATTGAAAACGACGTCGCATACAGCTACATATACTTTAAGCAGAGTCATCTTTGATATCCCAACAATCTTTGAAAATTCATCATCGGTTTTCTTAATGCATGTGTACACGATCCAGAAGTAAATACACCCACATATAATTGAATTAGGCTGAGATGTATTCACTATATCAGATTTCTCTTTCACAAGATTGAAGGTGTTTGCAACCAAATTGAACATCAACTTAGTATCCATTCCAAGCTTTTTCAACTTTGAATTAATACTAATCATTTCTTCTTTCATCTGATTAAATTTGAGTGTAAATTCGGATTTCTTTGGAATGTTCCTGGAGAGAATAGTGAATCCTTTATCAGCCTCATGCTGCTTGAGGAGAAACATATCTAATAGATCGTAGTAAGATATATGATTTCCTGCAAGTGCAGATGCTCTATGTAGACTGGCAAGGATTATAGACCTTTTGGAAGTGTTCCTGAAGATCTTACTCGCTGTTGCTTTTTGATATATTTCAATTGTTATGTCTTTGATGTGCTGTTCGATGTAGAATGGTATGTCGTTGTATATAGAGGATTCACTCTTACGACGCTTCTTCATACCAATTATATTCGACGAATGGTGTGTCGCTATATAATTCTCTTCAAGAAGCTCACCACACTCGAGACACGTTTTCTTCCCGTTGTCGTCGCTAGTTTCTTCATGCTTACATGAATCGTCAAGCTCGATGTCATGTTTTAGCTTATTTTCTTGAAACTCTTTCGCTACTAACTTTAATGCTTGCTCAAACAAATTTAGATGTTGGGCATCCATTGCTATTTATTATATGTTTAGGAATCACAATCCAATATTCAAATTTTGAAGATGAGCTCGTCAATCAATATGGTCATTTTTTTATATCAGTAGTAAAAATATGAATAGAGAAATGTGTAGAAATCTCAGTATGTTTCCTACGAGAAATCCTCTTAACAATCGTCTAATAGACCCACTTAAGAGACATAGCACTTACGAAAGACTCGGTATGAAATGTTATGACTTTGGTTTTGATATAGTACCTTGTAATAAACCAGGAGACGTTCGTAATCCATTTACACGCCGTTGTAGATCCCAGAAAAGTAAAAGTAGAAGCAGGAGCAGGAGTAGGAGCAGAAGTAGAAGCAGATGTAAATCTCCGGCGCGAAGAGGACGTCCTCGTTCATTGGTGAGTTCCATAAGAGTTCCATAATTGGTGAGTTTCTATATCCCTATAAGGGATATAGAAAGAAGTATGAGAGTTAAAGTAAGTAATTTAAGTTGTTCATTATTTAAGTTGTTCAAATCTTGACATATCTTCAGTCCACATGTTTACAACACTTTTCTTTAGCAAAACAACCCTGTCATTTTTCATCTTTTCAATTGATACTTCTAATTCCTTACGACGTCCATCAGTTAGTGTCCTCACGGGTAGGTCCAATAACATCTTAATATCACTTTCATCATTTGTGATTTCCTCGGATTTGATAAGATTTACGATTTTCTTTTCATCTGAAGTCACATCAATCTTTTTGCTTCTAACAGCCATGATGAATTTACTTTTACAGATTGCGATATGTGTACGTCTATCAAGGTCAGTGATCATAGCAGTTTTTCTTTTTTGGTTAAGAGCCAATTTAGCATTACCCCACATATCAAACAACTCTATAAGAGTTACTTTAGATATTTTTTCGTCTTTGTCAAAGACTACTATATTGTCCAGGTTGAGTGAAGTACACATCTTTTTTTCAAAATCTTTCATATCAAAATTTGAGTCAATAAATATCTCATAATCTACTTTAGTTGGAGTGGACCTGTTGTTGTAGCGAATCTCCTTTTCGTCTAGGATCTTCTGGAATTTAGAATTCCATAGACCCACTGGTAACTCTGTGACATGAATAACACCTTTTCTCTCTATATATATACCACACGTCTGGAATTTGGTATCGCTAATTCTGTTAATTTCACCTATGAATCCTTTATACCATGGTTTCATTGTACTTGCAAATTTTATGAACTCATTACGATCTTTCTCCATCCACAATCGACACGCCGTAGCTACATCCTTTGGATTAAACTGGGGCATATTACACATCCAACCAGTACCTATTCCTACACATCCATTGACAAGTAGTAAAGGTATAGTTGGTACGTAATTATATGGCTCCACAAGATCACCATCGTCTTCACGTATATCTAGGAGTGGATCGTCTAGAGGATTAAAGAGATTATTAAACTCTGGAACCATATTTGTTTTGATATACCTTGGGGATGCAGCATCTTCTCCTCCTTCAAGTCTAGTACCAAAACGACCAAGCTCTGAAAATAATGGGATATTATTACTTCCAGGAAAACTTTGAGCCATCTTTATTATAGTTTTAAAGAGGTTCTCTTCTCCGTGGTGGTAGTTAGTATGTTTAGCCACGTTTGCCCCAAATTGAGCAACCTTGACATCTCCATTCTTCAGACACTTTTTCGCAGCATACACGATCTTACGCTGAGATTCCTTCAATCCATCGAGAGCGCTCGGGATACTTCGTTTACAGTCATCATGGAAGAATTTAATAAGCTCATCGTTCAAATGTCTAGATATAGAAAATTTAATCATATCATTTTTCGAATCTTCATCATCAAGGGTTCGTTTGGTCTGGTCATTTGGGTTGTATTGCGCTAGCCACCCCTTACGTTCAAAGCTCTCGGCCTTGTCGAAAGCTGTAGTGAAAGAACGATTACTTTCTTTATCTTCTTCAAACTGAAGCATCTTAATACCAAAAACCTTATCTGTTTCCTTCGGCTCGATAGCTCCCAATCCCTTGTAGTACTTTACCTTATCATTTGATCGCAGCGCTGTAGCTGCGCTGCGCTCATCAAAGTAGTATTTATCACCAACACGTAGAATCGGTGTTTTCATACTGATTACAAAATTTTTCTTAAGAAGGATAGGAAACAGTGAGTGAAAGAAATTTAGGATAAGCCCCTCAATATGGATACCGTCTACATCTGCGTCTGTGATGATACAGAGACGTCCATAATTGAGCTTGTCCAGCTTGTCGGGATTCCCATAATCGAGTCCTATAATTTTAATGAGATTGGTGATAACCATATTGTTTTTGATAGATGTTGGTGTCGCGTTGCGTGTGTTCAGCATCTTTCCTCTCAGAGGATAGATACCAAACCAATCTCTACCTTTCTTACCATTAATACCTTTACTGATACCATCAACGGCAAAAGTCTTAGCCGACAACCCCTCACATACTATAAGTGTACAATCTTTTCCTTTAATTCCTCCAGCGTTGTTAGCCTTGTCATATCCATCTACCACTGGGTGTTTGGACGAAGTAGCAATAGCTTTAGTGACCTGTTTCTTTTCTTTTAAGAGTAATAATCCTCTGAGTTTATCACCTATTGACCACTTCATGATCTTTGCGACTTGATATGGAGTAATTGGGTCGGCCTTGACCTGAGTCTTAAGCTCATTTTTCTCTTGACTCTCAAATTCAGGATTTGGAATACGCGTTACCACTAAGAATTTAAAGTGAGGTTTGATATCCTTGATAGTGAGTGTGGTTGACATAGAGCTTTTACGCCCTTTTAGTTTTTCAATGATTGGTCTGCAAACAGCATCGACCCACGCGTTCACATGTTTCCCTCCGTTCTTGGTTTGTATACCATTAACAAATGATATCGCCTCAAATGATTCGGAAGGAACTACGAACACCTTCGAATGCTCATTCTCGATCTTCATAATATCTGTTGTGCTGCTGCCACTAAGAGTGAAATAGGATGAAAGCTTATTTGGAAGCTTTACACCATTCAGAGTGACTTTGAGGCCGGTGATCATGGAAGCGTTGAGGACATGCATTGAGAGTAAATCCAATAAGTCTTGGTGAACCCCCCTCTTCATTCCGAACCATTCACAATCCCAAGACCATTTAATTGATGTGTAACCATTGACGCGTGTAGATTTTGTTATCTTTGGGCCATTAGTGTTTCTCATATTATTTGTCCATGTTTGCACAAGCTTGGCCTTATTGCTTGGGTCTATCCCTTCCACCGTGAAAGAGGATGCTAAAACGTTGGTAAGTTTGGCTCCAAGACCGTTTCTACCAGAGGTATATCGTTTTTCTGAATCGTCATAGTTGCTACCAGAAAGAAGATGACCGAAAATGAGTGTGTGATTGTAAATCATCTCTTTGTTACCCTTACTGGTCTCTACACTGTTTTGTTCAATTGGAATGACGGAACCATCATTCTTTATCTCACATTCAGTAGAACTTAGGTCTACTGAGATGTATGTCATTTTACCGTCACGTTCTATATTGTCTATGGCGTTTGACAGGATTTCCACAAATGTGCGGACGAGAGCGGGGCTAACGTTTATTTCCTTTGAAACGATAGCCTCATTGGCGTAAACATATACATGTTGCCTATCGAACTCCTTAGAACCTACATACATATCTGGACGGGTTAGTATGTGGGTAATTGGATCCTGCTTTATGTAAGTTGTTTTCTTTTGAACTGACATGGTGTGATTTAAATATCGTTAATCTTTCCTTATAGCTACAATTCAAATGCCCTATCCTCCTGATGGATAGGGCGGTTTTTATCAGGAGGAAGGGGTGACGACGATCGTCGTCACCTAATTATTTCATTTAATCATTAGTTCATTTAATCATTAGAGCATCATAATTTGGGTTATCGCCTGGTGTTAATTTATTCACATACTCGATGAATGTGTTGTAATACTGAGGAAGATGTAGATCTTTGTAAGTACGAAAGAATTTTTCCTTAAGTCTGAGAATATCGTTTAGATAATTCACATCACTTTCACCAACTTTTTTATCTCTCATCCATGGCAATTCATGACCTTCCATTTCTACAATGAGGTAGACGAGTGATTCAAGATCCGCTTTTCTACTCATAAGACCTTTATGTGCATCACGAGCCATATATCCCGGACTACCATCTCCAGCCTTTTTGGGGTTGGGGGTAGTTTCGATCGTATGATCGAAACGTTGAGCTATTCCATAATCAATCAGGAACCAACGTCCTTTCTTTTTCATGACGTTTTCTGATTTAATATCAAGATGTATAAAACATTTCGTTGATAAAAATTTTAATGTATCCAATACATCGTTCACTACTTTCTTCTTTTCTTGAGGTGTAAGGGTGCTTTCAACCTCTTTCAAACTTACCTCAAATCTTGGAAGAACGATAAAGTAATTATCATGTATAGGTTTACGCATGTCAGGTGGTAAGACACCACCTTCTATGACCTGAACTACACCATGTTTATCACCTTCTTCGTCTTTTATTTTAAGATATATAGCCTTCTCAAGATATATACCAGATGTTTTTTTATATTGGAGTGTGTCATTTCTAACTTTTATGACCAAACTTGGATTATCCGCTATTGCATATATATCTCCGAAACCTCCAGTTCCCAAAAGTTTACCAAATTTCCATATATTTCCTCTTTGAGAAGTAAAAGTCTTCCCGTCAAATGGTCCTTTCCTACCAGTGATTCTATCAACCACTTTCCGAGGTTTAGGTAAACGAGGTAGTGGAGAAGGAGTCCTTGGTTTCTGATGAGCGGGTTTCTGAGGTGGCGGTGAACTATGAGGAGTCCTTGGTTTCTGAGGTTTTGGTGGCGGTGAACTATGAGGAGTCCTTGGTTTCTGAGGTTTTGGTGGTGGTGAACTATGAGGAGTCCTTGGTTTCTGAGGACTAATAGAACGAGATCTATGTTTGATTTTAGCCTCATCGAGAACAGCCTGGATCTCTGCTTTTTTCATCCTCATAGTTACCTTTAATCCAAGTGTTTTGGCTTCTTTGAATAGAATGTCCTTAGTTACCTTGGTGATTTTTGGGGGTGGGGTAGGTCGTTTTGAATGACTCAAAGGTCTTATTTTATCAAATTTATCAAACGTATTGATAACATTTTCCACATCGAGAATATCTAATTTGAACCTCCTACTTAACACAGGAGCTAAATGTTGAAGAAGATATATTCTGATACTTTCATCCATTTTATATAACTAATTTCTATCATTATTTTCATTTCATTATTTTCAAGTATTGTTCTATAATGTTCTATAACCCCGTAGGGTTTGGGTTATAGATTATTTTATTATTTTTAATTTTATGATTTTGAGGTCATGATCATCTAGATGATTAGATCGTTTGATGGTCAACAACACTTCTTCAACATCCTCTTCCTCCCAGAGGATTTCAAGTGAATCAGAATCAAATAAATCTTTTATTTTTAATTCGCAGATTCTATACTTATATTCTTTCAATCTGTCATTAACGTGCTTTTCAACATTCAACTCTTGAACTGCTTTATTTGCACATTTATATTTAGCAACTTTCTTACTGTTCCCACTTTCTATAAATTCATCTCCACCAACCGTTACCTTCATCGTGAAAACTGGTATATGTGAAGGCCCTTCTGTTTTAATGACTGAATATACAGGAGTAGGGAGCTGCTTATGCTGGCAATACTCGTTCAACATACTAATAGCGGAACTCATCTTTACTTTATCTTACCCCATATCTTTTTAGATCAAAAATTCAATTATTATTTACATGTTTTATTTAACCACAAAAAAGATTAAATCTCTTTTCAGTTCTATAACCTTCTTTCTCAAAATAATCAATAGCTTGTTGTGCAGCTAATTTATGAGACTGTTGTTTACTGGTACCATTACCATGGAATAGTAGATTATGATCCTTCGTAAATCGGAGAGTCACACTAGTAGCAGGTGGTGATGCGTCTACGTATTTAAGAGTTCCGTAGCGCTCAGCCAATGGATTAATAACATTCTTTCTAATTTCAAATAACTCCTTCAGACGAGTTTTAGCATCATATAAATCTTCTGGAGCGAAGGAGATTTCTTTGGCATCAAAAATAGGTTTTATAAAGTTATAGATTATTTGGTTTGCCACACCCACCATTCCAAATTCTTCAATCAATATGATCTCTGTAGCCCCAACAAAAGCCTCAAATACATCCTCAAGTAGAGATTCTCTATTCTTTTTCAATATGGGTTTTTCTTCTGCCACACTAGCATCGTATCTGATATGAGGCCAAAACCCAAGACCATCTGCTATTTTACTGAAAGATTCCCTAGACACATGCACAATCTTGAGACGATTAAGGATGTTGATAGACCTGGGACACCTCAATTGAGGAAAAGCCTGGTAGAAGTACATCACAACAGCTGCGTTGGCGGCTACGTCCCCCATATATTCATACAACTCATAGTTGTTATCTGGGTTGACAGTGTTAGAAGTAAATGCAACCCTGTAGATATCGAGGGCTTTATTATTCGTGAGAACGTTAATATACTTTGGATCTATCTTAGACTTGTTGAAAATTCTTTTGATAAAATCTGATGTGATATCCATCTTTGTTATACCTCAATTTTCTTTAACAATCATATTTCAAGTTAGTTTCGGCTTTAGCTTAAGTTTCCCATATTAGAAATGTTAATAGCCAGTTTCGACATCGGAGAGAAAAATTTCGCGTACTGCATCGCAGAATATATAGAAAAACATACTACCATACTCAAAATAACACATCAAAACGTCATTATCAAGAAAGCACAATCAGTAATAGAATCATGCATTAATGTATCAATACTTATGGACGCAGACGAAAAACTCATGGCATGTGATCGCTTCATAATAGAACAACAAATGCGCTCAAACATACGCTCCCAACGTCTAGCGCAACACGTTTGGTCAACGATACACGCGAAATTTCCAGATCGTATCATTAAATTCGTACCGTCACATATGAAGACGCAACATTTCATCGGTAAGAACACACTCAAAGACAAACAACGTAAACAATGGTCAATAAACAAAGTAATACATGAAGGTGTAATGAGTGTTAGTGACCATCACACTAAAATTATTGAAGAGATAATCAATATGAAAAAGAAAGACGATGTATGTGATACTATTTTACAAGTAATAGCTTATATTGATCGTGAGGTAAGATGAATGAAAGATATTCATTTACATAAAATGGATGATGATAGTTACGATGAATCAGGATCTGTATCCTTTGAGGTTCAACAAAGTGAACATGAATACTCAGATGAAGTTAGATTTGAAAATGAATATAATGTGTACGACCGCGTAGGTGGTACATTCGGTGAATTAGGGACTATTAATACAGATATTGATATGCGCGACCCTATACAGAGATTTACACAGTTCACGAGGACGGTTGCTAAAGACATGATAACTCAAAAGATAATCGATCTGAAAATTCCTGATATCAACTATATTATTGAACAGATACAGTATTTCAAAAATATAAAATATAAAAATCCTACAGCGTTTATCCTTGGATTCTGGGTAACGAAAAATGATGGCACAATTGATAAAAGTCGTGTAAAAAAACTTATACCAAAATTACCATCACTAACATATCCCATTAGAGAGTTTGACGTAATCAGATATGCAAATTTATGGATAAGTACAAATCTTTATTATACTGGTTGATGTTGGTTATTTCATATCTCCATTGGAGATATGAAATAGTGAAGTAGATTAGTGAAGTAGATAGATAGATAGATAAAATTTTAACATGAAAGAATGTATGTGTCTTTATGTTTATTAATATAGCTATGAGTTTGTGTATCTAGAACCCAATTAAGTCCATAGCTAGCCATGCACATATCTGCGGCCAACTTAGCTGTTTCTTTCGAGTACCTCCAACTCATTCTCATTACATCATGAGGTTTGTCGTTATTGGTTATGAAAGCGTGTACAGCCAATACAAACGCAATCTCAGAAGTTATATTGTATTGTTGGATTGATATCGTCCTACAAGTACGCGCAGCATTGATGTATTGGACCACATTGTAAAGTCCGTAAGATATTGCCAATTCAGTGACACTCTTCCACATGTCTTCCTCTGTCTTAAATGTCTCTAGTATAAGATCTTGAAGGAATTTGACATGAAGCATCGGTAGCTTAGTAATTGGTATCATGACGCTTTCATCTACAAACGCGGCTATTGCTAGAGGAGCTACTTTTGTTACATCATTGACATCACATGAAGGGTTTAGTTGTGATACTGTTGAAATATCTTCTTTGATATATATTTCACTTGATAATAATGCAATTACTTTCTCAATTTTTATTTTAGACGTGTGTTTAGTGAGCCTAACAGATGTGTTGTTTGCGTCTGACACATGAAAAGTGTTAAAATTATTACTGAGAGATTGAGTTGTGAAAATTGACTGTGGTGGTGTTGTGAAAAGAGATTGTAGAGGATTTGGTTGAGTTAGAGGAGTTGAAAAGAGAGATTGAGAATGAGTAAATGATTTGAAAATATTTGAAGAAGGTTCGGAACCAACACCAGATGTGGTGCAGCTGAACGGTTTTGATGCCTGGGCTGCTTGAGCAATTCCTACTCCAGTTGTAGGAAATGTGAATCTCCCAGGATCATCTTTATTCTGTTGTAGAAAAGGATTAGCCATTGCCTCCTTTTTATTGAAACTTTCGAATATACAATTCATTCTTATTCTTATTTTTTTATTTCTTAATTTTTAGACTTAAATTTCAAATTATTATCCATTATAAGACCATTTGGTTTTACATATTATACATTGAGCCATTGTTGTCATAGGCTCATCAGCGGCACGTGTCTGTACAGATACAGAATACACTTTCGAACTACCACACTTCTTACATTCAACAACTCCCTCTTCTGCTTCGAAAGGGTTGAGGATATAATCATCTTGTTCTTGAATACTCTTTTTTATATTTTCAAAAGATCCATGCTCCCAACCAAGTTTACCTTGTTTTATGATATTCTCTATGTAAGTTTCTATCACCTTATTGTCCTCTTCTGCAGCAATATCATAGTATACTTGGCTCAAAAGCCATTCTTTGTCCTCTCCCATTTTGGAACTCAATTGGTCCAAAAGAACATTTATAATATCATTATACGCATCCATAGCTTAATTTTGTTGGTATTCATACATAGGTAAAAATCATTTTACGTCTACAAAATGAGTTCCATCTTCTCGGAAAATGATTCCAATATCAAGGTTCTGATACCACGCTTTCAGGGGGTGTTATCTCTATACTATAATAATAAAACACACCGGATTGGATTCCTAGACCGAGAGATATATAATACTTATCCCGAATTATATAATTCGGAACCAGATGATCCTCTATCTATTGATGATCTAAATAAGAGAAAAATATACCTTATGCTTAAACATGCAAAATGGATATCTCCTGTACTCCTTAGAGGAATGTGTTGAAGTGTCATTACCCTTATGGGGTAATGACCTTATAGGATTTTTTATTTCTAAGTAGAGTTTCTGAGTAGAGTACAAGGAAAGGAAGGAAAGATAGGAAGAAGGAAAGATAGGAAGATATAGGAATGATTTTAATTTGTGAGACCAAGACATTTGAAAATACGATATTGGATAGATGGCACGTTACTAACACTACCTTCGGGTTTTTGTATTTCTCTGAGTAGTCTTTCAATATCTGTTTCATGTTTAATACGATCCCTCTTCATCGGTTGGGTGTTCTTAGGACGAACACTTGGTCTAATTTCAACACTTCTCTTCAAAGGCTGTAAAATCTCTTCTTCTTCGTCTTCAGAAATGAGACCATCATCGACTGCATTAGATACTACATTACGAACAGATTCGTCTTCTGATTTATCTGGTCTCTCAACAACCTCTGTTATAATATCTTCTGCTAATCTATTACTGATTTTACTCGCAATGGAAATACTTCTTGACACATTTGACTTTTGGGATGATCTCGTAGATGCTTGGGATGATCCCATAGACAGTCTTTCATTGAAAGATGTAATGATCATATTTATAAGAGCTGCCTTTGTAAGAAATGATGTTTCGGTATTACCGAAAGTTCTCGCGTATTCAACAAGTACAGATTTAGTTAACTTTTTATACTTGAGTAGTTCTTGTTTAGACATCGGTTTGTCTATACCGATGAGGTCTATTACAATAGATCTCGGCACTATATTTTTATTTTGTGGAGAAGCTCTAGAAGAAGATCTTGATGAGGGTCTAGACCCTCTAGAAGAAGCTCTAGAAACTCTAGAAGAAGCTCTAGAAACTCTAGAAGAAGCTCTAGAAGAAGAGGATGAGGGTCTAGACCCTCTAGAAGAAGCTCTAGAAACTCTAGAAGAAGCTCTAGAAGAAGAGGATGAGGGTCTAGACCCTCTAGAAGAAGTTCTAGAAACTCTAGAAGAAGCTCTAGAAGAAGAGGATGAAACTCTAGAGGATCTTGAAGAGGATCTTGAAGAGGGTATAGGACACAATTCATCTAAAGCTCCATCTATATCTTCAGCTCGAGAAGCTCGAGCTTGATCTATAGCTTTATCTAGAGATTGTAGAGATTTATTGATGATCATATTTAAAAGAGCAGCTTTTGTAAGAAATGATGTTTCAGTAATACCGAATGTCCTCCTTATATATTCAACAAGTATAGGTTTAGTTAACTTATTATGTTTGAGTAAGTCTTGTTTAGACATGGGTTCGTTTACACCTATTAAGTCTTTTACAACATGTTTTGGTACAGTATTCTTTACTAAGTTTTTGAGTTGTTTATCGGCGTCATATAAAAACGATGTCATCATTGATTTCGCTGAAGCTCTAGCTCTAGATGGAGCTCTAGAAGAAGCTCTAGAAGAAGCTCTAGAAGAAGCTCTAGATGGAGCTCTAGAAGAAGCTCTAGATGGAGCTCTAGAAGAAGCTCTAGAAGAAGCTCTAGAAGAAGCTCTAGAAGAAGCTCTAGAAGAAGCTCTAGCTCTAGAAGAAGCTCTAGAAGAAGCTCTAGCTCTAGAAGAAGCTCTAGAAGAAGCTCTAGATGGAGCTCTAGAAGAAACTCTAGAAGAAGCTCTAGATGGAGCTCTAGAAGAAGCTCTAGAAGAAGTTTTGTCAATGATTATATCAATGATAGCAGCTCGTGTAAGAGACTCACCATAAACACCTAAAGTATTTCCATATTTAACAAGTAGAGTTTTTGTGGCCTTCTTATGGTTGAGTAAATCTTGTTTAGACATTGGTTCATTTATACCGATGAGATCTCTTACAACAAATCGTGGCACTATATTTCTATTTTTTTTACGAACAACATCGTTTTCATTACGTTTATATATAAATACAATATTATCTAATATGTTATTCTTTCCATGGTTGCTACTTTTAAGATTGAAAGTCTTCGCATATTCGGCAAGTTTTTGTTTAGTTAATGATTTATATTTGAGTAAATCTTCTTTGAGCATGTCTTCATCTCTACCAATTAGGTCGAATACTATAGATCTTGGGACAATATCGTCTTCTTTTACTTCACGTATGTTTGCTTGTATATGTGGTTGCATATGAGGACGATGGGAATCATCACTATCATAACTATCATCACTATCTCTAGATGAAGCTCTAGAAACTCTAGAGCTTGCTCTAGAAACTCTAGATGAAGCTTCATCGCTAGTGTATGCAACGGATATTATTTTTTCTAATAGAACCGCTTTTGTGAGTGATTTCCCCTTAATACCAAGCTCCTCAGCATACCGAACAAGTCTTGCTTTGGTAACCATCTTAGATTTAAGCAACTCTTCCTTAGACATGTGGTCATTTATGTTTATGAGAGCATAAACAACCGCCTTTGGAACCGGTAAATCCTTACTCACCTTTGGAATCACCTTTGGAACAACCTTTGGAACAACCGATGGAGTACGTGTTCTTGAAGTTTGAATAACCGAAATCTCCGAACATAATTCTTTAATTGTTTTATGTTTTCCTCCAGCCTTGGTAATTAAAATTCCATAGTCTTCAGCAGCTGACACGACATCCTTTTTTAGATTTTTCTCACAATTCTTATTTTTTAATTTACCAGTTTTTCCGAGAGGGCTATGTGGTCTTGATGGGGGCCTCCCCCCTCTTGCTCCTCCAGGAACATTGTTGATGAGAAATTGAATAAGCTCCGCTTTCTTTAGTTTGGACCAGTTTTTTAGGTTATTTGCACGTGCAATATCCTTCAACTGGGGTACTGTCATAGAATCAAAGTCCATTTTGATTAATGTTAATATTTTTAGATTATTTTAAGTCTAAGATTTTCATATGTTTGTGTAACTTATAACCCCTAGGGGTTATAAGAAATATAGTAAAAGATAGATAGAGTGAAGATAGTCGTCATCATTTAAGTCATCACCATTTTCAAAGTAACATATTTATATAATAAACCTATAATTTTAATACTTCTGTTGATAAGAGTAATGTCAAGAGTATCGACTTTCTTTTGAAGTAATATGATTTCTAATTTCTTTTGAAGTAATATGATTTCATCTAAAGGATGTGGTATATTGTTTATTTCATCGATAAATTTAACTAATTTATTTAATAGTTTTTCAATCTTCTCATCCTCCGGTGATACATCTTCTGAACATGTTTTCCAATCAGAATCAGAATCTGATGAATCTGATACATCTGAATCTGATACATCTTCTGAACATGTTTTCCAGTCAGAATCAGAATCAGAATCAGAATCAGAATCAGAATCAGAATCAAAATCAAAATCAGAATCAAAATCTGATACATCTGAATCTGATACATCTGAATCTGATACATCTTCTGAACATGTTTTCCAGTCAGAATCAGAATCAGAGAACTCAAAATCGAAATCAGAATCAAACTCAAAATCAGAATCAAACACATCTTCTAAACAAGTTTCAAATCCTGAATCTGATGAATCTGAATCTACCGACTTGGAATTGGAAAAAAATTTCCATTCTTCCAAAGGTCCATTTTGGGAGATTGCGTATGCGTAAAGAATTGCCATTGCGAATGCTATAGCGTTTAATCTTACGATTACTACTATCTATATTTTTTGAAAACTTGTTTTCAAATTTTCCCCCCACCCCCCCACCCCCAGGACCCCTTCCCAGGGGCTCTCCAGGGACCCTCCAAGGGACCCTCCAAGGGACCCTCCAGGGACCCTCCAAGGGACCCTCCAGGGACCCTCCAAGGGACCCTCGGGACCCTCCAAGGGGCTCTCCAGGGACCCTCCAAGGGGCTCTCCAGGGACCCTCCAAGGGACCCTCCAAGGGACCCTCCAGGGACCCTCCAAGGGACCCTCCAGGGACCCTCCAAGGGACCCTCGGG